TTGTTTTATACAGCCCTATCATCAACTCTATATGACATGACAGTTACAGATTGTAATGCAGGTATAGAACTAGCTTGCAAGGAGGTAAACAAATGAAACTAACAGCAGGTAAAAAATACTATTATCTTACTCAACTACAAGAAGGGTTAGATTATAGTCTTGAACAAGTGCTATCAAAAAATAAATGGGCTGAATTAACTTTATATATTGACTATTTAAAAAATGACTTAAAGGAGGTAAACAAGTGACTACATTTGTACCTATTACACGTTTTTCTAGATGTAAACGCTATGCAGGGGCTTTAATACAATGTCCTAACTGCAATAACATAGGAAGGGTTTATCATCTTTCATGGTCAGCATTAACTTGTCCTAACTGCAAAAAATCTGTAGATAAGTTTGAATGGCTAATAGAAAAAGGTAAGTATTCTAAGGAGGTAAATAAATGAACTTTAAAAACAGACTTGTAAAAGAAAAAAAACATAAAAAAGTATATACATGGGCATCAACTGCACAAACAGAGAAAATACTAAAAGTTTCAGCAGCTAAACTTTATGAATATAGAAAAAAACCTAAACGTAATCAATTAATTGAAGGTGTACATTACAAGCGTGATGAGTATAGACTTTGCGATAGGGGTTCACCACTATTATACAATCTAGAAAAAACCTGTAAAAGGATTCATTTTTTAGATTTTGAAATTTTTACTGACCCTAATTATAAATTTTTTGATCATTTTGATACACGTAATAAAGAAATACAAAAATATTATCCTATGGATGAGAATGGTTTAGTAGACATAACAAATTTAAAAGACTTTACAAAAGAGGGTGTATATATAGGATCTTAAAAATAGTCGGGAAGCCTGATAGTTAGGTTTGTGAGATACCCTAACTTGAAAGTTATACAAAACCTATGCCAAGATAGGAAAGACAGGGCAAGCGTTGGACTTGATCTATCTCCCGACCACAAAACAAGTCTGCGACAGAAGGTTAGATAAGCCCCTTCGGTGACACGTCTTTCTTGTTTTTATGCTTATCATTGCCCCTTAACTGGGGTTTTTTTATTGTTTAATTTAATTTGGGAAATAGTTTTTGCTCTAATAGATCAACAGCCCTATCATCTAATGTATTAGTAGTCTGTTTACAAATAGCTCTTAATAAATCAATAATTAGCCTTTTGCATCCTGTAGTAGACAGAAAACGTAATAGTATAGGCTTAAGAATTTTGTACATAACTTTGTTTTGCTTTACAAACATATTGTAAACGTTAAATTGAAATAGGTCATCTAGGCTACCTAATCCCCATTGCAAAGCATAGGTGGCTTTTTTTACCTTCTAGGCTTAATTTCAGCTACAGCTAACTCTACTTCTTTAAGCCTATGAAAAACTTCTTTCATATCATCGTGCATATTATCAATTTTATCTGTTAATAATTCTATTGCTGTTGTATTCCTTACTAAGTCATCTCTAGACTGCCTACCTCTGTAAGATACAGAACCGACTGAAACAAAACAGGCAGTCATCATAGCCCCACCTACTGCTGCTATAACCTCTACCATTATCTTTAGTTTATGTCTATATTTATAATAACCTAACTAGGTAACTATGGAAGAAAAAGAAAAAGAAGGTATTGAATGGGGTGAAATATTCGGTCACGCTATCCGATTTCTGATTTTGACTTGGAGTTTATCAATGATGACCCTCGGATACATGGGTAAGGTAAGAATTGATGGAGCCTTTACCGCTGGTCTGGTGAGTGGGGTGCTAGGTTCGTACGGAATATCAGTTGGAAATAAGAAAAGTGGCGTAAACAACAGTAATAACGCTAAATTAATAGATAATAAGGTTACTAAATAGTAATTTATGAAAAATTTATTTGCTTTACTGCTTTTTACGGTCTCTACACCTGTTTTAGCAGATTTAAGCCATAGCATAACTAGCTCAACAAAACTAACAGTAGGAGGTGCTTCTACATCATCTACAAGGCTAGGAACTAGCTACAGCGTTAGTGGTTCTGGTGTTGATACAACTTATACACCAACAGGAGGTAGTGCTGTTTCAGATGGTATAGGCGCATTAACAATATCTAGCGGTGTTGGTTCAATACCAGCATTAGAAGCCACTCAAAAAACAGCAGGTAATAGCTTTAGTTTTTCACAATCATTTAATCAGGCAGATGCCATACCTAGTTCAGCAGTAACTACTGGTGCTGCTCCTAATTTTTCAGATGTAACCAGTATTGCAGGTGGTACAGCAGGTGATTTAGCAGGTACGATTACTTCAGCAGGGGCAATAACACTTACAGCAGGTGGGCATAATACTGAGGCATTAGGACAAGTTACATCTACATTAATAGTCGACTAGCTATAGCTATGTATAGGTTTATATTGCTGCTAAGTTTTTTTAGCGTACCTGTATATGCTCAAAGTGTAATTCCTAATTTTCAACAGGGAGTATTAACGCAAAGATCAGAAACTAAATCTACAACAGTTGAGGACATAAAAAGTTTTGATATACGAAATGGCTACCAACTAACAATCGGCGGTGAGAATGTAGAAAGCTCTACAGGTAATTTAGCCCCTGCTGGTTGGACAAAACTAGATACAACTGTACAGGGTGTAGGTACTACTTATGTTTCTCCTAATTTAGATAATAAACCTACTTTTTCTATAGTAAATGAAGGCCAAAGTTTTCAATATTTTGAGACTTTAGAAACACCTGGTATTACAAACTACACCCATATACAACGCACTACTCAAATAGAAAATGTAACTGATACGCTATCTACCTTTAGTCAATGAAAAGATATTTATGTTTACTACTTTTACTTAATAACCCTGTTTTTGCTAATTCTGTTAACACGACCAGTAATTCTAGTGGTTCAGTCGTCAACCAAGCGGTGCAAGTCGTACCGTCAAGGCAGTTTCAGTACCAAATGAACACTATTACTTGTCAAGGTGCAACATTAAATATTTCTCCTTTTGTGTCTACTACATACGGATTTGCAACACCTTATGAATCACATTTTGATAGGCCAGTATATTCAAGGCGTGATATAGAAGGAAACTTTGATGACGAAAACCAACCTATAGGAGATGGTGATGTAGATGCTGGTTATAGAGGTGAAATTCTTTACCACGAACAGGTAAGAACAGGACAAAAACAATCTAATGTATCTGTTAATGGTGGTATTACTGCTACTTTTTCTATACCACTAGATAGAACAGCTATAAAAGAATGCAGAAAAGCTATGGTTAAGCAAAATGAATTATATGAAGCATCACTAGCTGCAAAGCGTTTAAACTTCGAAATGAGTAGAGCAAAGACCTGTATAGATAATTTAAAACAAGGTATAAGGTTTAAAGAAGGCACAGAGATGGCAAAAATATGTGCAGATGTAGAACTAATAACACCACCTAATGTAGAGCATACTCATAAAATTAAGTAAGTTTTGACTTAATTGGTTTTTTCCCTTTAAATTTAGTTCCTTTTTTACCAAATAATTTTTTTATCCTTCCAATAATTTGTTTGAATAAAGGCTTTAAAATTCTATTTAATAATGGTGTTAAAGTTGCTGCGGTTGTAGCTACTATGGTTACTGCAAAAGTTGTTGATACTGTATTTATAGATGGTAAATATTTTTCTACTGCTGTTGTAGGTTCCCATTGTATTACACATTCTTTTGTTTCTTCTACCCATACAAACCCAGTTACTTTTTCTGTACCTTTTGAATTTAAATCTCCAATTCTAGGATTATTTTTTTTAGGATCAGGACATTCTACTTTATTCTCTTTTGGTATTTTTGGTACTTCTGGCTCTTCTACATCAGTTTTAGGTGGCTCTACGTTTGTAGGTGGTTTTGCTTCTTCTACAAGTAATATTTTTTTCTTGTCATACTGCAAAGGTACATAAGAAGGTAATGGACAAACAAACCTGTTACCGTTTGGATCATCTACAAATAACTGATTATTTTTTGTACCATCATTTCTAAGGGTTACACAAGGCATTGAAAGTGTTGGTGGTAATGTTCTTGTTATATGCCTTGTATTAGGTAAAGATTGCTCTACAGGTATATTTATTATTGGTATTCGTGGTATTGCTGAACTAGGTATTGTATCTATTTCTGGCATCAGATACTAAGCTTTGTTTCTGGCTTTGTAGGTAATGCAGGTTGTGTAAATTTAGGAAGCTCTTTATTTATTAAATTAGGCATATTGCTTTTCAATTCATCCATTATTTGTTTTTTTATTTTTTCCTGTCCTTTTGGACTTGTTATGTACTTATAACCAAAGTAAACTGTAGTAATAGAGCCTAGTGTTAACACAAATGTAATACAGGCAATAGTATTAATTATTTTCTGCATGATAAAAGAGGCATTTTTAAAAGCATTAGTACCTGTTACTATTATAACTTTTGTAGCTTTATGTGCTATTGCTCCTTTATATGTGACAATGGGAATGATGACAAGGCAATTAAATCAGGATAAGGTTAATTAAGACCAAGGAACGCCAGTAGTTTTAGTAGGAGTTTTAGATTCTGTTATCTGTGCAGCAATAGATGTTTCTATTCTTGTAACTTCATCAGAACCTAAAGCTGCTTTAGCCCATGCAACGGCATTATCTTTTGTAATATCCTTATAAGCAGTAAATGATTTAGAGTCAGCTTCCGCAAGCCCTATAGCACCATAAGCAGATCCAGAATGGATTACGTCACTAACAGTTTCAGAGTCGCTTGCAGTCCAATGGACAGTAGTAACAACATCAGATAAACTTCCTACAGTTTTTGTTGCATCTAAAGAAACAACATTCCAAATAACAGCCATGATAATAATTAATTAGGGTTTATAAGTTAAGCAGTTTGCTCAACAGGTTCTAATATTTCTTTAAGAGTTTTTATTGCACCTTGATCTTCTATTAAAGGTTGTTGTAAAGCTCTTAAGTTTTCTTGTAATTTTGCAATTTGCTGTTCTATTTGTTGTGCTTGAGCAACATTCATATTAAAGCGTTCTTGCACTTCATTTAGTTTTTCCTCAGGTGTAGGCATAATAATTGAATTTTTACTAATTTTACTAAGCTGCTTCTAATGCTGCAACTTTGGTTTCCAACACCTCAATTTTTGAAATAGCTTCTTGTAATGCTGCTGTTAGTAAAGGTGTTATTCTTCCATAATCCATTACTTGATATAGTGGTTCGCCTTTCTTTGCCTCTTCTGTATCTTCAGTTGCCACAGCATCTTTTGTTCCTGTTACGGCTTCTGGAACTGCGGTTACTTCATGCGCCAAAAATCCATCAACCGTCTTGCTTGGTTCATTTTTAAAATTAAATCTTGATGGTTTTAATGTTTTTAATCTTGTTATTCCGTCAGATATTAAAACTACATTTTCTTTTAATCTATAATCAGAACTTGTATTATAAGCTGTAGCACTAGAAGTAACAGAAATACTACCAACATTACTAGCATCTTTCCTAAATAAAAATAGCCCTCCATCACTATCTGATCTTCTACCAACATAAGCATATTCACTTGACCGAGTAGAATGAACACTCCCAACTTCAAGTAACCTTATACCTGTACTAGCATTTGAGTCAGTAGTCGTACAGCTAACTAAAACGTTCCCAGACGAATCTACACGAAAACGCTCATCTCCAGCTGTTTCGATTGTAACTGTATCAGCAGAAGGAAATCTTATTGCAGTATCTGTATCTCCAGTATGCCTAATTTGATCTACTACAAACAAATCTGAATCTGCAAATAATGGCCCAGATACAATCGTATCGCCTCCATCAGGATTAAATTTTAAATTTACTTTTTGTGCTGAATCATTTGCTCTAACACCTTGAAAAGTAACACCACCATTACTTGCTACAGTCCCTATTTTTAAAGAATTGTTTGAGGTAACATTATTTCCAGAAAATAGGTCAGCCCTATAAGAATTAGGAGTAAAATCATTTCTAACTACAAATGGAAATTGAAGGCCATTAGTTGGTGTAATAATCTGACAATTTCCAGCCACTTCGAGTTTATAACTAGGATTTGTTACCCCGATCCCACAGTTTCCACCAGATTTTAGACGCATTTTTTCATTACCGCCTACTGAAAATCTTAAATCATCTCCATCTGCTCCTACAAGAACATCATTAGTACTTCCAGAATCTTTAAAAACCATGTGAGCATACCGGTCACCGCTTTCAAGTCTTAACAGTTCATTATTTGATGCGTGTTTAACGTGGAGAGCACAAGCCATTGAATCAGTTCCAATACCCACCCTTCCAGACGTATCTATACGCATTTTCTCACTTGACTCTACACCAAAAACAAGATCTCTAGCACTTGCGTTGCTATAAATGTGCATCGCATCATCGTTTAAAGCAATCGCACCTGTATATCCATTGCCTCTAAATCTTACTTGTCCAGAAGCACTAGAATCCATAGAAATATCAGTTCCAGTATTACAACGAATAGATCCTTCTACATCTAATTTTTCTGTAGGACTTGTTGTACCTATACCACAATTGCCATTACCTTTAATTACTAATTTAGTGGTTCCACCACTTCTAAAGTTCATAACACCATCAGCGACAGTACTGTTATGTAGATAACTAACAGCACCAGCATTAGTACTACCAGTTCTAAAATAAAGCCCTCCATCAGTAGTATCAGGGGTTGTTAATGTTATTTCTGAAGCACCACTACCATTTGTTACAGTTAAGTTTGATCCAGTAAAAGTTAAATTAGCTTCACCTTGTAAACTATTGGCATTTCCAGTTGCGGTTAGTAATCTATTGTTTGTATTTCCAGAAACAAAGTCTTCAATTTTAGTTTTAGCTATCGCTGCACTTGCGTTAACGTCAGCGTTGACTATATCTAAAGATGCTAAATTTGATTTTGTTATTGCTGTACCATTCCATACACCCGAAGTAATAGTACCAACAGATGTTAATGAACTATTAACAACAGAATTTCCTAAAGTAGTTGCATTTAAAACAGAAACATTATTAATCCGATAAGCATAAGTAGAAGCTGCGTTTATATTTTGGTTAAAATCCCAAGAATCGTTTGCATTACTCCATGTAATAGTCTTGTCGGATGCAGCCTTTAAAGTAATACCCCCTCCATCGGCAGTAGTGTCTGAAGGACTAGAAACCTTGCCTATTTCTATGTTTTTATCTTCTACAGTAAGTGTTGTTGTATCTATGGTGGTTGTAGTTCCATTAACTGTTAGCGATCCAGAAATTGTTAAATCCCCTGTTAATAATCTATTTGTATCTGGGATAGGCAAATAATCTAATGATTGCCATGCTGTTGAACCATCACCAATTTTAAACTTCTTAGTGTCTGTTTCATATCCCAATTCACCAGCTAACAATACAGTATTATTAGTAGTCCAATTACTAGCAGTATCCCTTCTTTGCTTTTGTAATGCGTTTAATGTAATTGTCATGTCTAGATAGAGTTCCTTGAATCTATTATATAAGTTCTAGCAGGTGAAGAACTACTTGTTAAGGCATCAATTAAATATGCTCTTGCAGTTGTAGTAGAATCTCCAGCATCAAATATTAAATCACCAATATCAATAGGTACTGTTATTAATTCTATATCTACATCCCATCTACTATTTAATTGACTATCTGTAATTTTTGGAGGTTTGGAATATAACCAGGCGAAATCACTTACTAAAGCTACAGGAGGTGAAGTATATCCTGACCAAGTATTTTCAGATAAGAAAAATATTTGAAAACTGCCACTCTGTGCATCAAAATGAGTTCTAAATAAATTTACTTGCGTTTCTGTTAAATTTAAAAAGCCTAATTGTAATACTTGGTCAATACGCCTATTACCTCTTCTAAAACCTGTTGTAACACCACTAGATGAAGATTGTATGTAACTAGGAAAATCCCCAGTTATGAATAATCTGCTGCTAGGAGTTATAGAAGGAAAAGTAGCCATTATAAAGGTACAGTTATAAGTTCAACAGATACACTATAACGATTAGGTGCAGATAAGCTTATATTTAAAGCTTTTGAATATCTCCATTGATAACTACTACTACTAACAGGAGGTGTAGACCATGCCGACCAAATAATAGAAGATAAATCAAAAGGAACTATTGAACCATTTTGACCATTGAAATGTGTAATTAAACTTTGCGCTTCTGTTTCTGTTAAATACTCATAATCAATAACTAAAGTTTGTTCTACTCTTTTATTGCCTAATTTAAATCTTACGTTTGCTCCACTTAATCCTTCATGAATATTTTGCGGGTAGTCCCCATATCCCAAAGTAGTTTTTAAGGGTTCTAAACTTGGAAAAGTAGTCATTGTAAAACAGTAAAAGTACCAGTAGTAATCTCTAAAGATATTTCAGATTTATCATTAGAATCTAAAGGAAAATGTGACGCCTGTATATTGCTAAGTCCATCATTATCATAAGTAATACTTGTAACCTGATAATAATTTATTTCTGTTCTATCATCACCTACGCTGTTTTCTCTTTGTAATTGTATTTTTATAATATTGGTTGGTATTAAACTTGTTGTTATTAATGTGGTACTAAAAGATATATCATGTGTACTATGTTTACGTCTTGCTAGTTCATATTTTGCATATAATATTGCATGATTTACATCACTACAACACTCAGATAAGTCAAATTGTTCAGTAGGTGAATCTAAAGCACTACTTGTAAACCTTACACTAACAGTCTTTTTTCTAGATACTTCAGTTGGCGTACAATCTGTATAAATAACATTAGATATAAATTCTCTTCTATCTTCAACTCTTAAATATATTTTTTTAAATGAACCTTGTATTATGTTTGCTTCAGTAAATGTAGCAACAGGTGTTAAAGCAGTTGTATCTATTTGATTACTACCGTTTATAGGTAAAGTTGGTGCAAATTGATATTTACCGCCTACTGATAAAAAAGATAAGAAATAATAAGGCGCAATACTAGAAATATATTCAACAATATTTACAGCTTTTGAAATTATGCCATTAAAAAACATACTGTTATTTGTACAAAAACTTGATAGACTTTGCAGGTTAGAAAGTTCAACAGGTGCAACAATAGTAGCGGTATTATTACCATCAATTTTTTTATACAACTTAAATAAGTGCATAGCTAAATCTATAAATTGATTGCTTGCACCCTGCGTGTAACTAGAGCCTGATAAACCAGCACTAAATAAATCTACTTTTACACCCTGTTCATAAAAAATATATAGTTGTTTTGTTGAACTTGGGAAAGTCCCTGCATTTGGTTGTTCATATAAGTTACCACTTGTAGTTAAAAATGTAATATCGGCAAAACTACTATTATTGTTAGATGTATTCTGTATTGTTGTACTTGTCCCGATAATTGTTTCACGTTGCACGCCTTCTAAAGTTCCTGTACTTGCTGGGTTGCTTGTATTAGTTTGTGTATTAGTAGAAACATGAGTATATTTAAAAATAAATTTAGTTCTACCACCGCTTACTCCTTGAATAGCAGTTAAACTTGATCCAGTAAAAGGCGGAAATAAGCCAGTTTGTCCAATTAAAGAAGATAAAGAAATTATAGTACCTACTGTTTCACCACCAACTAAAGTACTTCCGCTATATCTACCATTAAATCTAAAATTCATATCTGAAACACCTAAATACGATTGATAAGCAGTCGTGACATTTGCACCTGTTTCAGCATCAAAAACCTGTAAAGATGCAATAAATGTAGTATTAGAAGTATCTCCTGTCCCTCTAGTGATTGATCTTACATCGTAATAATCAACTGCAAAATCAGGCTGTTTCATTAAATTACTGCCAGAAGTTTTTGTAGTTTCACTTAAATATGTATAGATATCATTACCACAATACAAACCAGAGCCAGTAATAGGGCATGAATTAGGAGAAGAAGCCAAAGATGCAGCAGTACTATAAACATGACTTAATGTGACAGATGTATCATCTAAAAAACTTAGTTTTGTTAAACCTGTATATGCTTTAGATTTTGTTGGAGTACTTACTATTTCGCCTTGTGATATAACAAATAATAATTTCTGCACAAAATTGTCTGTACCAGCTTTAACTAAATTAGGTTGTATCCAAACACCACCAACATTATTAGCTCTTTTACCAAAAACTATAGGAACAGTTTCACCTGTTTTTGCAATTTTTTGTGATACGTTTAAATCTGCATTAGGATGTTTAAAATTTTCTAAGCTATCATCTAGTATTTGTGAATCTTGCCCAACTTTTGATTTACCTTGCCTTAAACCCTTAAAAGCACCACCTTTATAAACAGTTCCAATAGGTACAGGCTTATGACCTCCTAAATAATATTTACCATCAACTGTAGATTTTTTATCTAATGTACCTCTTTTCCTCATCTAAATATTCTCCTTAGCCATAATATAAGGTAGTATTTCTGCTGGTACTGTAAATGTAGCAAATTTAATAGTTTTAATTTTTTTTGTACCAGTTAAAACAATGTCATCAGCAGTTTTATATACTCTTTTGTTATCAATAATATAACCTGTTACATTTGTAACTTCTGTATTATCTTCTAATATTGCATTTATATTTATAGCAAAAATAACTGTATTCATGTTGTAACAAACCTACCTAATAAATCACTACTAATACGTTTTGAAGGTATTTGTGCTTTTTGTTTTGATATTGCAGGGGTAACACTCCATGAAACAGTAGTATCATCAATTGTTGCATTATCTATTGTACCAATATATCTACAAACTAAAGTAGCAGAATTACTAAAAGTATCTTGTCCTATAGATTGAACATATAAAGATGCAATTACTAATCTATCACCTGTCATTGCTGTATCTGTTAAATCAACAATAGAAGCAGTAGCAGCTATATTTACAGTTAAAACATTAATATCACTAGCCTCAGTAGAAGCAAACCCATTGGCATCAAAAGCAAGATATGTAAAGTTAATATTTTGATCTATAGCTGAATCTGCTGTAAGGTTTTGGGCAGATTGATAAAAATTTTGATGTGCAATTGTAGGTGATCTTTTACCGTTACTATCTAATACGTTAGATTTATCAGGGTAATATTCAAGAAAAGTTAAAATATCAAAATTAGCCATAATTATAAATAATGAGTAACTCCACCTGCTTGTATATAATTCATGGTTTGAGTTGTAGCACTTTGTACTGCTTGTTGTAGATCACTTGTTGTTACATAATTTGTACCATCCATTTGTGTTACATTTCCTGTTTGTATATTAATATTTGGCGGTTTTGGTGTTGGTCTGCTTGTATTTTGAGTAATTGAATATCCACCACTTGGTAATTGAGTTGCTGAAATAGTACTAGGGTTGCTACTAGGTATTGTATGTGTTGTTGTAGGTTGAGCATAAAGAGCGCCTACGTTACCAGCACTCATATCTTGGCCTGGAAAGAAATAATCATTACTTGTTGGTAAACCACTTGAAGATGTAGAAGTAGAAGTAGAAGTAGAAGTAGAAGTAGAAGAGGAGCTTGTAGTTGGTGGGTTTGCTTGTGCGCCTTTAACTATTCCTAATAATTTTAAAATACGTTGTAAAAACTTTATGAAACCTCTTAATGGGGCTGTAGCTGCTTTTATTGCCTGTTGAACAATATTAGGCAGTCTGTTGAAAGCATTTCTAGCCATATCCATAGCACTATTAAAAACATTACCTATAAAATTTGGTATTATCATAAATGTATCTACAAAAAATTGTCCTACAGCTTGTAATGCAGCACCTATTTGATCTCGAAATTTAAATATCAATACACCAAGACCAATAATTGCTGCTGGTATCGCACCTGCTGCTAATAATGGTGCAAAAGCTACAATAGCACCTTTAACTGCTGTAACAACTAGACCAAAACTTGTTGCAATTTTTGCTATAACAACACCCAACTTTATTTTAGCTATTATTTTAAAAGAAACTATTAATGAAGCAATAATTGGTGCTAGAGCTAATATTGCAGGTGCTAACAACCCAAATGCTATAACAGCACTTTGTATAGGTTTCGGTAAATTTTTTAAAAATTCAGCAACTTTTGTAAATGCTCCTACAGCTAGTTCTAAAGCAGGCAATAATGATTCCGTTAATGAGAATTTAAGAAAATTAAATTTTTCTCCCAGTTGCGCCATACTATCATTAAAAGCTTCAATTCTATCTGCAAAATCACCTGTAAATGCTGTATCTAGTCCTAATATTGCTTCTTTACCTTGATTTAATAGTGGGATCATTTTCATGCCTTGCCCACCGAAAATTGTTTTAGCTAGATCAACCGCTTCTAGGCTTGAACCTGAAGGCAAATTTCTTAAAGCTTCTGCAACTTCAAAAATTAAATCATCAATTTCTTTTAATTGCGCTCTACCATTATCATTAATAAAAGTTGGACTTATTTGTAATTGTTCTAATGCGTCAAATGCCATACCTTTGCCTCTTTGGAAATCCATCATATTTTCTGCAAATATTCCGAATGATTTAGATACTTTATTAAAATCAACTCCAGCTAAATCTGCTGCTTGTCTTAACTTATCAAGTGTAGGTACTGTAATACCAGTTTGTTCTTCTAATTTTCCTAGTTGATCCCCTAAAACTAAAGTATCATTTACTAATTTACCCATACCTACAATACCTATAGCAGGTGCTAAAGCCCTTAATGCACCTAATGCCTGTCCAGCCATAGTTTTTAACTTACCCATAGCAGTAGCAGCATTATTAGTATTTGTTTTTAAGTTGCCTAAACCCTTTGTAAGTCCACTTATTTGATCTTGACCTGTGACCTGTGCCTTTATGGTATATGAGGTTGAAAGATCCATTATTTACTTTTCTTGTTTACAGTTTCTATTATTTTAGCCTCTAATACCTGTAAGTCAGCAAGTATTTCTAAAGGTTTTTTTATTTGTTTTTTATTTAATTTAAAAATCCATTCTAAAGCTTTATAATCAAGACCAATTAAAACACCTTGATCTGTTCTCCATTGGGTCTGTACTTGTACAAATATTGTCAAAGCTAACCAGTTAGAGGGTAATACTTCATATATATTTTCTTCTTCTTTAGGTGCTGGTATGCCTTTTATACCAAGGGCTTCTGCATCTGATACCGTTTCATCTATGACAATATCATTGCACCAAAACAATGCAGCCCCTTCTAGTTTTTTGTTTTTTGTTTGGTAAGTTCTGCAAAATAAATTTCAACTAATCTATTAGCAAGCAAAGGAAATTCTAAAATTAGTTTTTTTGTAGCTTTTGAATAAGGAATTTCTTTTTCTCCATCTGTTATGCCATCCCATCCAACTAAAATCTCATCTGCTATAAGAACATCACTTATGTTTTCACCGTCTGTAATGCCTTCATTTAATTCTTTTTGTTTTTTATCTGCTTGCTCTCTTATTTCATTAATTCTAGATTGTGGAATAATTTTAAAAACAGCGTCAAATGTTTCTTCTTTTTGAATACCGCCATCTGAAGGCGTATAAAACTTAATAGGCTGTGTAAAAGTTGCCTCTTTCTTTAAAATAAACATAAAAAATTAATATCTACTTAGAGTCTACCCCAAAATATTAATTTATGCTATTAAAAGAATTTGATTGAAACTTCATCATTCCCACTATTAGGAACAGCTACAAAAGGTAATTCTAGCATTTGGATTCCATCAGCATCGGTATAACTTGGTGCGCCCACATCAGAAGTAGGACAGCTAATTTCTATTTTATTCCCTGCTGTTGTACCATGTGTTAATTTATTAGTTCCAGTATTACCACCTGTTGCATCAGAGAAGAAATTATGCCCAGAACCACCCATTGCAACAGCTTCTACAGTTAA